AGGATACCAGCCATTGAACCAGAAAAATCAATTAACATAAACATGCCGTGAGACTTAGCAGTGGCCAAGCGATTAACAGTAAGAAAGATATCTTCTGAGTATTGATATTGGTGTAGCTTATTAGTATTTAATGAACCTTTTTTAGCTTCAGTTGATCTTGAGTATTCCCAAGCAGCCTTTTTACGTTCAAATTCTTTTGCCATAAGATTAACAGTTTTTGTAATACCTGATGATAATGCCTCTTTATAAAGACCCGGTAATTCTGGGTGATCATAAACACTTCTATTTTCATTTAATCTAGTTTGTTTTAATTCATTATATGATACGATAACTTTTTCAATCGTATCATCAGACATACCAGCAGAATAAAGAGGTTGTTTACCTTCCTCATCTTTATCTAATAGATCACCCTCATTTTCTCTTTGGGCTTTATCAGTTAAGCTTTCTTCTGAATCCTCTTCTTCTCTAATTCCTTCATTCTGGCTATTGTTTTGTCCACCTTCTTCCATGCAATTAGACTGGCCAGTGCCTTGTTCATTTTCTGTGTTTCCATTTTCATCTCCATTTATAGTAGTTTGAGGTTCTTCATAATCCTCTTTGTTTTTTAACCAATCACTAATCTCTTGACATGTCTTAAGAACATCTTCCCAAGTTTCAACACCCATTGCCAAATCAACAAATAATTGTTCTGTTTTATCAAATTCAACTGGGGCATAACCTCTACCTTTAGAATGAATATTTAATCTATCCATAAAATTATATGACGCAAGATCTTTACCAACAGTACCAAATAAGTTATCATCAAATAGTACTTTATAACCTTGTTTAAAAGCTCTTATAATGCCCGGGTATGTGTTTTGAATCTTCTTTTCAATTCTAATATCTTCAATAATATTAATCATTGATTTTGGAACACCCGGGATAACTTTATCAGAGTTATGCCAGCCATCAACTGGCGTATATAAAGCATGTCCAACTTCATGACCTACAAGTAAATCATAAACAGCTTTACCCTTGGCCTGCCATAATGGTAGTCTTAACACTCTATTTTCAACATCGAATGATGCTGTTTGATAATTACCATGTTGAACTTCTAAGTTCTCCTTGGCTAATAGTTTGGCTAAATAATCTTGTGATTTAAAATTCATAGATATTTCCTCTTTTTTTATTGTATATAGTATATTATATCATAACTAGCGCGCTACTTGCAACTAAATTCAAAAAGAATGGGGATACAAAAAGGTATCCCTTAATGGATACCAAATTAGTTTAGTTTTTGCTTGTTTTTTGTATAATTATATTATACATACTATTAAATCCTAAGGGTTATCTGGGAACCTTAGTATTAAGTAATGGCAGAGAAGTTATTAATCTTCTTAAAGGTTATCTTTGAATCTAGTTTAGATTCCAATAGGTCAGGCTTATGAGAGATAACAAAAGTATTAGTATTAGAGTCTAATGCATATAGTATCTTCATAAGGTTATCCACACCATCTGTATCTAAACTTGAATCAAATGTTTCATCCAATATTAATAAATTAGTATTAGTAGAGTTTTTCATCTTGGCTATTTGTCTCCAAGCGAATAGTAAACTTAAGTCAATTCTTTGTTTCTCCCCTTCAGAGAAGTTAGCATATACAAATGTATCTCTATGTCTACTTCTAATAATCTCATTAAAGTTCTCATCTAGATTAAATGACACAAAGAAGTCTAGTGTTTGTAAATATTGGTTGATTAACATATTCATTGCAGGAAGATATTCTTTAACAACCTTTGTTCTAATACCAGAGTCTTTTAACATTTCTGTGGCTATACCTTGGTATAATGCCTTATTATTTAACTCATCTAATAGATCTCTACATTCGTCTGCTGCAGTTAATAATTCTTTTGCTTCTACATATGAATCTGTTAAATCAACACTTGATACCTTAGTCTTCTTAGACTTGGTAAGCATCTCCTTTTTATGTTGAAGTTGTTTCATATCGGATATTAACTTGGAATATCCATCGATGTCTGCTTGAAGTTTAGCCATCGCGTCAGTGTTATCCTGTTTATCTGAGTTTAATTTGTCCTGTGTAGTAACGAGTTCTTTACTAGAAGCCTTAAGAGAAGTTACTCTATCATCTTTAAGTGTTTGAGATATATCTTGTGAACATGTAGGGCAAGAGTCATTATTCATATAAAAGAAATATTCTTCTGTACTATCTTTAATGCTTTTCTTAAGTTCAGATAGCTTTGAAACTATATCCAGCTTAATATCATTTAACTTTGATAAATCACCTTTTAGGTCTTGTGGATATTCTAAAGCCTTTGTATGTAATACAAGACCTTCTGCGTTGCAAGCATCAACCTCATCTTGAATCTTTGCATTTTCTTCATCGAAGTTAGCCTCTGCTTTCTTATTTAAGGCTTCCATCTTAGTTATATACTTTGATTGGTATTCGTATTTACCTTTGTATATGTCTAACTCAGCTTTAGTTTCTTTGTATTGATCTTTGGTTGATATGGATCTTTCTTTAAGAATGTTCTTCATCTTTGAGAAGATATTAATGTCTAAAAGATCTTCAATTACTTCCCTTCTGTGTTGAGGTGGTAGTTGCATAAATGGCACAAATGAGCTTGAGCCAAGTACAACAATCTGGTGGAAGCTCTTATGATTAAGCTTTAATATGTTTTGTTCTAAAAATTTCTGATAATCTCTAACATTTGCTGATTGGTCCAGCATTTCACCATCTTGCCAGATTTCAAATACATTTGGTTTAATGCCTCTAATAATTTTGAATGCATGGTTACCAATGGTAAATACAACTTCAACTTCTGCACCTTTACCATTGACAGAATTAACAAGTTGAGTTTTTGAAACTGATCTATGTGGCTTACCAAATAAACCAAATGATAATGCATCTAATATGGTAGATTTACCAGCGCCATTATGACCTACAATTAATGTTGATTTATTTCTATTTAAATCAATTTCAATTGGGTTATTACCTGCCGCTAAAAAATTCTTATAAATTATTTTATGGAATGTTATCATTATTGTATTTCCTTATCAAGTGCTTCATTATATAATGAATTCATAAGAGTTTTAATCTTATTCTTATCAAGATCTGTTGATACAGAATCTACATAATTATCCATTAGCTCTTGTGTATTTTCTACATCTTCTAAAGATGTCGCTACATTTTCACCTAAAAATTCCTGAAAGTTTTCTACAATTTTAAGCTCGTGTGTATGTAAGTCTGCTATTCTATCAATAAGCTTATCAAACATAAATGGATTTGTTTTCTTTTCTACAATTACTTTACAGAATTTATTGGAACAATCTGATATATCAAATGTGTTATAATCAATTGTTTCATCATTATAATAGATACGCTTAAATAATGTAAGAGGATTCAAGACAGAAGTTATTTCTTTTGTTTCAGTGTCATAAATATGAAAATGCTTTGGATCATCTACATCATTCCAAGTGAACTCCATTTGTGAACCCAAATATCTAATATTACCATGTTCGGATTTAACATGATAATGACCAGAATAAACAGACTCATAATTTTTAAATAATTCAGCATCCATGCCATGAGGAGATGCAAAACCTTTAAGTACATCAAAGCCTTTCATTTCTAAATGTGCCATTAATACACCATCATTATTTGCAATATAGTCTGTAAATGAATCATAATTTTCTTTATTGATCCAAGGTATTAAATGGACTCCATTTACTTTAGTTGGTTTAGTAATAATACTTACATTTGATGTGTAATAACCTAATAACTCTTTAAGAGCAGTTAAGTCATTAGTATTTTTATGAAATACATCATGGTTACCTGGAATAATATCCATATGAATACCGGCATCTTTTAATGGTTCAAGAAAGATCTTTCTATTATGGTGGAGAGCTTTAAAGTTAATATTCTTTCTATGGTCATAATAATCACCGAGATGAAAGATATTAGTAATGTCATGTTCTTTTAAATAAGGAAAGAAAATATCTCTATAAAATTCTTCCTGGTAGTTCATAAAAATTTCTGATGAGTTTCTTACACCAGCATGTGTATCATTTAAAATTGCAACTTTCATAAAATAGAATGTTTAGGTCTCCAACCAAGTTCAGTCAATGTTGTTATATTAGCTTCAGTAACTTCGCGTTCTTTAGGTGTTTTGGTGACACGTACATCACCTTCCCATCCCATAGACCTAGCAACTGTAAGTACAGATACAGCATTTCCTGTACCAATATCAATTATTGGTTTGTTATGTACTATTATATCATACTTTTCGATTAAAGTAAATAGGCCAGAACAAAAATCTTCAATATGAGTAAAGTCTCTCATATGATTACCATTAATATATATAATTAACTTAGGATCTCTTTGTAGTTGGTCATATAGCATATCAGGTCTTCCTGGATATACCGTATGTGGTCTAACTCCAATAGAATCCTTTGGTGCAATCTCTTCCATAATTTTCTTGGTTACAGCGTATGGATTTGTCCACCATTCTTTTGCGTTACTTGAAGATGTATATATCAACTTAGTACCTGTATATTTACAAGCATCAAAAACCTTTCTTGAGCCATTAACATTAGTATCATAATACTCTTCTTGTTTATTAAATGAATTACGTACTCCAGTTAAAGCAGCGAGATGAATAACCATATCAATGTTTAAACAATCAATGTTTTTAAAGTCTCTTATATCACCTTCATATGATATTACATTATAACCTTTATCTTTAATATATTGTTTTAGATGGGTGCCAATATAACCTTTAGCACCTGTGATTAGAATATTCATTATTAATGATTACGTCTTTGGTTGAAAACACAAATAAAGAATAAGTCTTCATCGTCTGAATTATTATATACC